TGTTTTATGTAGTTTAAATGTTATGAATTCTATAGCATGTACTGTATTTGCTAGAATGCACGGAACTCTTAATTTACTTCTTTTTAAAGATGGGAAGTATGTTGAAAGGAACTTAGTGATATGATCCCAGAACATCCTACATGGTCTATCTTAGACTCCTCCAAGTTAGACACTTTCCAAGACTGCTGGCGTAAAGGCTTCTTTGAATATATCTTAGGCTGGCGTCCTGACAAGCCAGAACACGATTTATACTTCGGTGAGTGCTGGCACCTAGCACGTGAACATCAGTTACTTCACGGCTATGATGATGTAGCTGGAGCTTATAAGAAATTCATAGACCATTATCGTAAGAAGTTTCCTGATACTACCGATGACATCTTTCGTCCAAAAGATCCTATGGCTGTAGCCTTAGCTCTGGGAAAATTTGCTGATGAGAGAGTTAATGATCTCAGGGACAATAAACTTCTCTACACCGAAATCTCAGGCAAAGTACCTATCGACGAAAGAAGATTTCTACACTACCGAATGGACTCTGTCTTAGAACGTAGAGAGGATGGAAAGATCTTTTCTTGGGATCATAAGACTACTACTGAAAAGTCTATCAATTATAGATGGTGGGCTGATGGGTTTTTCTTGGGGCTTCAAAATGGTACCTATACTCACTGTCTCTACTGCATGTACGATATAGATCAAGTTATCGGAATAGAATTTGACGGAGTAGGTTTCAACTACCTCAAACGAAATCAAGAATATCGGATAACTTTCAAACAAGTCCCTGCATGGAAAGATCCTAAACAGATGAATGTCTGGCTATGGACTGTAAATGACTTGTATGATAGATATGAAATGGAACTTGATCGTCTTTCTCATTGTAAAGAATCAGACCCTATAATGATGGCTTTTCCTATTCGTAGTGGCTCTTGCTCCAAATACCGTGGCTGTCAATTCCATGACTATTGCCTAGCCTGGCCTAATCCTTTAAGGAGCTGTCATGAGCCTCCGCTAGGATTTAGACAGAAATTTTGGGATCCCTCTAAAATGGAGACAACAAATAAAAAAGACTTAACTTGGGGAGGGTAATTATGAACTGTCCAACAAAGGAACAGATAATAGAAGTATCAAAAGAATCTAAGTCAGTAAAACTTGCATTAAAAAAGTTATTTCCTGAAATTTTTGAATATCCTATTAAGATAGGTCAAATATATAGTTGGGGAACTGATAGTAATGGTGGATCTGGACTTGTTATAAACTATCCAAACTCACATGTATTTAAAGGATATTCATTTATAAACTTCATAACTGGAGAGATTTACATAGCAAGAGTATCCAGAAATACTACAAAAAACGATTTAGAGCTTCTTATGAAGAGAGAGCAAACGGAGAAAGGTAGAAGACATTTTCATAACTGTTTCGAAGGGACTATAAGAGGACCTAAACACTTTAAATCTTGGTGTACTAAATAGGAGATAACCATGCCCTACGATCCGCAGAAAGAACTCAAACGAGTAGTTGACTACTACAATCAAGATCCTATGCAAGAAAGATTTTCTGCTATTATCTCAGGAGACTCAGGAGCAGGAAAAACTTTTCTTCTCAAAACTGCCCGTTTTCCTATCCATATAGACTCTTTTGATCCTGGTGGTACAAAGTCTATAGCAGAATTAATAAGAAACAAAAACAACCCTAATGGTCAGATAATAGCTGACACTTCCTATGAAATTGAAGATCCTTATGAACCTACCGCTTATGATAGATGGAAAAAAGATGTTGAAGTCAGACTCCAGATAGGTTACTTTGATATGTTTGGAACTTATGTCCTAGACTCCCTCTCAACTTTTGGTGCAGCTGTAATGAACTACATTATGAAAAATGCCAAGGGAGGTTCCAGAGCAGGTGAAGTACCTATGCATCGACGAGATTATAATCCTCAGAAGACTGAGATAGTAAACCGAATCAAGAAGCTTATGTCTCTCAAATGTGACTTCTTTCTCATGGCTCACTTGAATGAATCTGAAGATACAATAGGTATGACCAAGGAAGGTTTACCAATCAAGACTGAGAAGTATAGATTGAAAATAACTGGAGATGCGATAGTAACTATCCCTCTCCAATTTGACGAACTTTATGTCTTACTAGGGAAAGGGTCTCCTGTAAAACGTGAACTGATTTTAGATTCACAAGGGAAATATATAGCTCGTTCACGTTTGAATAGGGAAGGGAAACTTTCACACTCAGAGGAACCTAATATCAAAAAACTTCTTAAAAAGGCTGGCTTAAAATGGGAGGATAAGGAGCCTTTAGAAATGTAACAGTTCGTTCAATTTTAAAACAATCTTAATAGGAGGACAAAATGGCACTTACAGATTACTCTGACATCGAACAGGAAATTAAGGACGCTCCTGAACCTATTATACTTCCCGCAGGTACAGAAGTCCATGCTCGGATTATCTCTGTGCGTTCAGGTATCTCTGACAAGAACGACTGCACTTGGTATCAGCCGATCTTTGACGTACCTGACAATCCTATGGTAATCGAGTTCAATGACTTCTTCTGGGAGCTGGATCGTGAAAAGCTGGATAAGAAACAGTTTGCTCGTGCTCTTTCCGATTTTCAGAAGTTCGCTGCTGCTTTCGGCATCGACTATTCACGTCCTTTCTCATGGGAAGATGATCTTCCTGGACTGGAAGGCGACCTCATTGTCGGTGTTAGGAAAGACGATACCTATGGTGATCAGAACACGGTAAAAAAGTACGTCATTAGAAAGTAATCAACTCGTGGGCTAGGCAAAGGTCTAATGAAGTAGCTACTTGCAGGTAACAATAACATTAACTTACCTAGCCCACACTAATGAAAGAATATAAGAAATGGGAGGTCTAACATGGACAGCCGATCTTGGGACTTATATTTCCACTCTATATGTGAAAGCATAGCTCAAAAATCTCCATGCCTATCTCGTAAGATAGGTGCTATACTTGTAAGGGATAAATCAGTAGTGTCTACAGGCTATAACGGACCTCCAAGGGAAATCCCTCACTGTGGTCACGCTAGATTTATGAAAGACTCTGTATTGGCTGAAGAACTATATCCTTTTATAGAGGCGGTTGATCGTAGTAAGATAGCTAAAGTCTGCCCAAGAAAATTTCTTGGCTATGAAAGTGGTGCAGGAATGCACTTATGTCCAGCTCAACATGCTGAAGAGAATTGTGTAAGTAATGCAGCTAGACTTGGTGTGAGTACAGTTGGTACTATACTCTATATGAACTGTATCATACCTTGTGGTAACTGCTTTGGAACTCTCATAAATGCAGGGATTAAGGAAATAGTAGTAACTGATACAACTAGATATGATAACGATTCGAAGTTTATTATAGAAAACTCTAGCATCAAGATAAGGAAATTTGAACTATGAAAGTATCAATTCTTGGAATAGATGGATATATCGGTTGGCCTTTGGCTCTTGATCTTCTTCGCAAAGGTTATAAAGTAACTGGACTTGATAATTTTAGTAGACGAAAACGAGTCTATGATACAGGATCAGATTCCCTTACTCCTATCCGATCTTGGCTCGAACGTAAACGGTATCTCCGACAAACTTTTCCTAACTTTGTAAATGAAAGGGCCGAATTCGACTTACATTCACACTACTCTTTCATAGACTCCTACCTCAAACATCTCAAGCCAGACGCTATTATCCATCTAGCTGAACAACCTAGCGCTCCCTGGTCTATGATATCTCCAGTTCATGCGGCAGCTACTCAAAACGATAATGTGATAGGTACTTTGAACCTTCTCTGGGCTATGCGAAAGAGGTGTCCAGATGCTCATTTAATTAAACTTGGGACAATGGGAGAATACGGCTGCTATGACGATAAAACAGAAATTCTAACTAAAGGAGGATGGAAGTTATTTAGTAATCTTAGAGGAACTGAAGAGGTAGCCGTTAGAACGAAGAATGACAGACATCTCAAGTTTAAAGTACCTAATTCGGTTCACGAATATGACTTTGATGGAGAAATGTATAGCCTACAAAATAATAGATTAGATATGGTAGTCACTCCAAACCACAGAATGTTTACAGTAAAAAGATCTGGATCGGATTACTATGGGCTTAGAGAAGAAATAGCCGAAGATATTATAAGTAAGTCTAGAGTCTACGATATAGGTCTTGAATGGAAAGGAGAGGACAGGGAATACTTTGACATTTTAGGGAGTATAATGCCAACTAGTATATGGATCAAATTTCTTGGATGGTTTCTATCTGAAGGATCTGTATCTATAAGAAATGACAGACCAAATCCTTATCATGTGAGAATTAAGCAGAAGAATACACAGTCTCACGAAACTAGAATCTGTATGCAGGATGTAGCTGATATACTGAATCTCCAATTTCATGAGTATAAGGAAGGTGATATAGATATATTTGTGTTGTCTGGGAAAGATTTTGCTAACTATATGCTCAATAGATTTGGGAGATCAGCTGATAAATTTATTCCTCAAGACATAAAACAACTTAGTCAAAAATATCTAAACATATTACTAGGATACTTACTTGCGGGAGATGGATATAGACATCATAGAGGTTTCAGATATTCTTCTATATCTAAGAGACTAGCTGATGATGTTCAAGAAATATCTCTAAAATGTGGATGGGCTGCAACTATATCATCTAGATTTATATCTTCTGGAAGAGTTATGTATACAGTAGGTATATCTAAATCTACATATTCTCATGTGAACCACAGCAAAAATAAGTTCAATGACTCCTGGATACCATATAAAGGTAAAGTCTATTGTGTAAATGTAGGAGATGATGGAATTATCTTTGTTAGAAGAAATGGAAAGCCTTACTGGAGTGGGAATACACCTAATTGTGATATACCTGAAGGGGAGATACCTGAAACTTGTATATCTGGATGTATAGGAACTATAAATGAAAATCTACAACTGAAAGAGTTTCAATGCCCTCTTCAAGGTCTCCCTTTTCCCCGCTCCCCAGGTTCCCTCTATCACCTCTCAAAAGTTCACGATACTCACAACATCATCTTTGCTTGTAAGACTTGGGGCCTAAAAAGCACTGACATTATGCAGGGAGTAGTCTACGGAATTACAGACACTGAAGAAAAACTCCTTACCCGTTTCGACTATGACGAATACTTCGGTACAGCTATCAACCGCTTTGTGGCTCAAGCTCTAATCGGTCACCCTCTCACAGTCTACGGTAACGGTACTCAGTCTCGAGGTTTCTTACCACTCAAAGACTCTATCCAATGTCTTAACATAGCTCTAGAAAATCCACCTAAGAAAGCCGAATATAGAGTCTTTAATCAGTTTGAGAATATCTATACTATTATAGAGTTAGCTAAAATGGTAAGGGATAATGCTAGAAATAGAGGATTTAATGTTACTATAGACAACATCAAAAATCCTCGAACTGAGATGGATAAGCACTACTACAATCCTACACATCAGAAACTATTTGATCTTGGGTATAAGCCTACTACCGATACCTTTGAAGAGATTGGCTTACTTCTTAATACAATGCTTAAATATCAAGACAGAGTAATCCCAGAAGTAATAATGCCTAAGACTACTTGGAGATAGATATGAGTAATTTAATATTCTTTGTTGTATTACTGGGTATCTTTTTTGCTTTATGTATGATAGGTAGTGAAATAGATAATCTAAATACTACTCTCAAAGAAAAACAAATCATTCTTAAAATAGCCGATTTCAACTATGACGCTGCTTTAAATAAAGGCTCAACTTTAATCATAAAGGAATGTAAAGATGAATGAAGAATATAGACCACGCTTTTCATTTGAAATAACTGAAGAGCAAAAAGCTAGGGCTTGACAAACTAATCTCAGTCTACGGTATCCGTAAGTCTATCTTTGGTATTATCTTGGATGATGTACTAGATATGATAGAGAACCACGGACAGATTGTAATCGGTGCTATTCTTGATGGAGCAGCTAAGCCTAGAGATATAGTACCTTCTATATCAAAAGCTAAAAGGAAAGTAGAATAATGGCTACAATAGAAGACTTAAACAATCCTTCCATTACCGATATGAGTGCTGATGAAGCAATCGAATATCTACGCCAGCTTCGTCTCTCTCGTCGTACTCCTGTAAAGAAACAATCTACCTCAACGAAAGCAAAGAAGAAGCAAGCAAAGGTAGCAGCTAAAATTACAAAACAGCAGGCTAAGGCTTTGCTTGATTTGTTAGGATAAGTTCGTTTAATAATTTAACATACTGGGAGGTAGTTATGTCTGAAATATCTGTTGGCGAAGTTGCAATGATTGACTTTGAATCTATAGAGGTAGGAGAAAGAGCTAGACAGGAG